CCGATGCCCTCCTCGAGTATGCCGAGCGCGGCGCAAAGAAGGGCAGTCAAGCGAGTATCAAATGGCTTCACGAAAGATACTCAAGCGCGCGAGCGGCGGAGCAAGTGGCAAGCCGCGAGCGGCCGGCGGCGGTCGCCGAGCCGAAGCAACCAAAGCGCGGCAAAAAGGAATTGCAGCAAGAGGCGGCCGGAAAGGTGGCGGGCAAGTTCGCGGTGCCGGCGGCGCCGAAACTCCACTAGCCTGGTCGACGGCGTGCCTTGATTGGGAGCGCCGCATTGTCGAGCGTGAGCCGCTCATCACGTTCGGCCCGCTCTTCCCTGCCGAGGCCGAGGCGGCGCTCGCGGTGTTCAAGTCGCTCCGCGTGGTCGACGTGGCCGGGCAACCGACCTTCGGCAAGTGTTGCGAGGCATGGGTTTTCGACTTCGTGCGCGCCATCTTCGGCGCTTACGATGCGGTGGCGGCCAAGCGGCTCATCAACAATTTCTTCCTGCTTATCAGCAAGAAGAACGGCAAGAGCACCATCGCCGCGGCCATCATGCTCACGGCTCTCATCCGAAATTGGCGGCACTCGGCCGAGCTCCTCATCCTGGCGCCGACGCTCGAGATTGCGAACAACAGTTACAAGCCGGCGGCCGACATGGTGCGGGCCGACCCGGAGTTGACCGACCTCCTCCACGTGCAAGACAACTTCCGCACCATCACGCACCGCATCACCGGCGCGTCGCTCAAGGTGGTGGCCGCGGACAGTGACACGGTGGGCGGCAAGAAGGCGGCCTTTGTGCTGGTCGATGAGCTTTGGCTCTTCGGCAAGAAGGGCCACGCCGATGGGATGCTCCGCGAGGCCACCGGCGGCCTGGTATCGCGGCCCGAGGGCTTCGTGATCTATCTCTCGACGCAATCGGATGAGGCGCCCGCCGGCGTCTTCAAGCAAAAGCTCGACTACTTCCGCGACGTGCGCGACGGCAAGGTGATCGACCGCAAGAGCCTCGGCGTGCTTTACGAATTCCCGGCCGCCATGGTGAAGGCCAAGGCGTATCTCAAGCCGGAAAATTTCTATATCACCAACCCCAACATCGGCCATTCGGTGAGTGGCGAGTGGATCGCCGACAAGCCCGCGGAGGAGCGCAACGCCGGCGAGAATTCCAAGGGCCTGCTCCTCCACCTGGCCAAGCACCTCAACATTGAAATCGGCCTCGCGCTCGGCTCGGGTCGGTGGGCGGGTGGCGAGCATTGGGTGGCGGCGACCGAGCCGGGCCTCACGCTTGAGACGCTCCTCGAGCGCTGCGAAGTGGTGGTGATGGGCGGCGACGGCGGCGGCCTCGATGACTTGCTCGGGTGGGCGGTGCTCGGCCGGGAGCGAGTGACGCGCCGGTGGCTCTTGTGGGTTAAGGCGTGGTGCTTCGCCGGCGTGCTCGAGCTCCGTAAGAGCGAGGCGCCGTTGCTTCGCGACCTCGAGCAAGTGGGCGACCTCGGCATTGCCGAGACGCTCGGCACCGACATGGCGGAGCTCGCGGCCATCGCGAAGAAGGTTTTGGACAGCGGCAAGCTCCCGCGGGAGAAGGCGGTGGGGCTCGACCCGGCCGGGCTCGGCGGCATCGTGGACGCGCTCAACACGGCCGGCATCCGCGGCGAGCGGATCGTGGGCATATCGCAAGGATGGCGCCTCGGCGGCGCGATCAGCACCACCGAGCGGGCGCTTGCCGATGGCACGATGAAGCACGCCGGCCAACGCCTCATGGAGTGGTGCGTAAGCAACGCGAAGGTCGAGGCGCGGGCCAATTCGAAGCTCATCACCAAGCAAGCCTCGGGCACCGGGAAGATTGACCCGCTCATGGCGGCCTTCAATGCGGTGTCCCTCATGTCGATGAATCCCGCGGCTGCCGGCGGCGCCGCCATCACCCTTCTCGATTGAGGCCACCAATGTGGAATCCGTTCCGCCGGCGGGAGGCCAAAAGCTCCTCGCTCGACTTGCTCCGCTCGTTTCTCCTCGGGTCGGAATCCTCGAGCGGCCAGGCGGTGACGGTAGAGCGGGCGCTCGGTGTGACCACGGTGCTGCGGTGCGCCACGCTACTCGGCAACGGCTGTTCGCAAATCCCGTTCAAGCTCTATCGTTCCCTCAACGGCGGCAAAGGCCGCGAGGTGGTGACCGATCACCCGGTGGCAAAGCTCATGCGCCGCCGTCCGAATGGCTGGATGACGCCGAGCGAGTGGCGCCGCACGATGACCATGCACGCGGCCCTCGGGCCGTTCGGGCTCTCGCTCATCAACCGCGCGCCGCGTGACGGTCGCCCGCTCGAGCTCCTCCCGGTGCCGCCGGCGTGGGTCGCATGGGAGCAGGGCGCGGATTGGAAGATTCGCTATACGGTTTCATGGCCGGGCGGCGGTCGCGATACCTACGAGCAAAGCGAGGTTTTTGTAATTCGCGGCCCGTCATGGGATGCCGTGCAAGGGCTCGGCGCGGTGAAGTATGCCCGCGAGGCCATCGGCCTCCGCCTGGCGGTGGATGAGGCACAAGCCAAGCTCTTCAAGAATGGCGCGCGGCCGGGCGGCATCCTCACGGCCAAAACACCGCTCAACGATGAGCAGCGCGCCGTTCTCAAGGCGGCGTGGCAGGACATGCACGGCGGCGCTTCCAACGCCGGGCGCTCCGCGCTCATGGAGGGCGACCTCGAATTCAAGCCGCTGGCGATGGATAACACCGACGCCGACACCATGAAATTGCGCGGCCAGCAGATCGAGGAGATTTGCCGCGGCTTCTCGGTGTTCCCGCAAATGGTCGGCCACTCTGGCGACTCGGCCCCGACCTTCGCCAGCGCCGAGCAATTCTTTATCGCGCACGTGGTGCACACCCTCTCGCCCTGGCATGTCGCGTGGGAAGAGGCGATGGCCACGCAACTGCTCACCGACGCCGAAGACGCCGAGGGCCTCTATTTCAAGTTCACAGTGCAGGCACTCCTCCGCGGCACGGCCAAGGAGCGCGGCGAGTTCTACCAACTGCTAGTGAACATGGGCGCGGTGTCGCCGAATGAAATCCGCGCGCTCGAGGAAATGGATGAGCGCCCCGAGCTCGACCGCTTCCGCATCCCGCTCAACATGACGGTGGTGCGCGACGATGGCACGCCGATGCCGGCCGAAAAGCCGCCGGCGCCCACCCCGACCGCTTAACCGCGAGGATCACATGCAAACGCAGCGCTTCGAAGTTCCCGCCGAATGGAAGTTCGCCAGCAGCGACGACAAGGCCATGACCTTCTCGGGCTATGGCGCCGTCTTCGGCAACGTCGATTCCTACGGCGACGTGCTGGCCGCGGGTTGCTTCGCCGAGACGCTCCGCGAGGCCAAGGGCTCGGGCATCTGGCCGGCGATGCTCTTGCAGCACGGCGGCGGCATGTTCGGCGGCACGGCCGAAGATATGACCCCCATCGGCATTTGGACGGCGATGGAGGAAGACAACAAGGGCCTGGTGGTCGAGGGCAAGCTCGCGGACATTCCGCGCGGTCGCGACCTCTACACCCTGATGAAGATGCAACCGCGCTCGGCCATCAATGGCTTGAGCATCGGTTACGTGCCGGTCGAGTGGAGCGTGCGGACCAAGCCCGAGGAGCCGCGCCGCACGCTCAAGAAAGTGAAATTGTGGGAGGTGTCGCCGGTCACCTTCCCTGCGAATTCCAAGGCGCGCGTCACCGATGTGAAGACCGCGGCGCCTTCCGAAATCGAGCGGCTCTTGCGCGATGCGGGGCTCTCGAGTGCCGAAGCCAAGGCTTTCATGGCCAAGGGCTTCAACGGCCTCAAAGGCGTGCGCGATGCCGCCGAAGTCGCCGATGCCGACGAGTTGGCGGCCCTCCTCCGCCGCAACATCACCACGCTTTCAATCTGAAAGGACAAGTCGCCATGAGCGATGAAATCAAGTCTCTGCTCGAAAAGCAGAACAAGACCTTCGAAGAATTCAAGGGCGCCCTCGAGGAGTCCAAGAAGGGCGGGGCCGAGGCCAACGCCAAGGTCGACAAGATCAACGATGAGCTTACGCGCATCGGCAAGGAGCTCAAGGCCCTGGCCGTGAACGTGGAAGCGGCCGAAGCCGCCGCCGCGCGCCCCAGCCGTGGCAACGGCACCAAGGCGACCGCCGAGGAAGTGGCCTACAAGAAGGGCCTCTTTGGCTATCTCCGCAAGGGCGAGGAGGGCGGCCTCCGCGACCTCGAGCAGAAGGCGCTCACCTCGGGTAACAACCCCGATGGCGGCTATACCGTGCACGCCGAGCTCGACTCCATGATCGACCGCGTGGCGCATGCTCAGGTTTCCATGCGCGGCCTGGCAACGGTGCGGCAGATTTCCGGCCGCAGCTACAAGAAGCTGGTCACCACCACTGGCGCCAGCATCGGCGGTTGGGGCACCGAAACCACGGCGCCGAGCGAGAGCAACGCGCCGTCGCTCAAGGAGCTCGAGGTTACCCTCGGCACCCTGTGGGCCGAGCCCCGCGCCACCCTCGAGCTCCTCGAGGACAGCGACCAGAACATCGAATCGTGGCTCGGCGATGAGGTCGGCATTACCTTTCAGGAGCAGGAAGGCGCCGCTTTCATCACCGGCACCGGCATCAACCGCCCGCGCGGCATCACCGACTACGACAAGGTGGCCAACGCCTCCTATGCGTGGGGCTCCATCGGTTACATCGCCTCGGGCGCTTCGGGTGCGTTCGCCACGCCGAGCTCCTCGGTGTCGCCGGTCGACGCCTTTGCGGACCTCTACCACGCGCTCAAGCCGGTCTACCGGCCGGGCGCTCAGTGGCTCATGTCGGATGCCACCGTGGCCACCGTTCGCAAGTTCAAGGACGGCCAGGGCAACCTCCAGTGGAAGCCGGGGCAGTCGGTTTCGGATGGCTACGTCGAGACGTTCCTCGGCAAGCCCATCAACTATGATGACAACATGCCGGCTGTGGCGAGCAACTCCTACTCGGTGGCCATCGCCGACTTCAAGCGGGCCTATGTCATCGTGGAGAAGCTCGGCACCCAGGTGATCCGCGACGCGCTCACCGCCAAGCCCTACGTGAAGTTCTACACCCGCCGCCGCGTCGGTGGCGGCATCCAGAACTTCGAAGCCATCAAGCTGATGAAGATGGCCACCAGCTAACCACGCTGGCGATCGATAAGCCCGCCGCGGTGGCCGGGCCACAATAGCCACCGCATCCTTCCCATTCGGTTTTTCATTCGGAGGCGCAACCATGCGCGATATGTTCAATCAGGTGACGCCCAAGCGGGCGCTTTCGCCGGTGTCGGTGGCGGACAACACCGCCCAGGTGTGTCAGATCATCGACCGCAAGGATTTTGAGTCGCTCACCTATCTCATCGCTGCCGGCTCACTCGCCGACGCCGATGCGACCTTCACGGTACTGCTCGAGGAGGGCGATGATTCGGGCCTCTCCGATGCGGCGGCCGTCGCCGACGCCGACTTGCTCGGCACCGAAGCGCTGGCGTCGTTCATCTTCTCGGATGACAACAAGTGCTTCAAGCTCGGCTATCGCGGGTCGAAGCGCTACACGCGCATGACCATCACGCCGGCCGCCAACGCCTCGGCCGCCGTGCTGGCCGTCATCGCCCTGCTCGGCCATCCGCAGAGCTCGGCGCCGACCGCCAATCCGCCGGCCTAATCGGCCACGGCCTGGACCAGCGACCCGCCGCCGGCGGGGTGCGTATGAACGCACCGACCCGGCGGCGGGCCTCTTTCGGGAGCACCGACCATGCGCGCCTTCGCCGACCTCCTCGAGACGACCGCGGCGGCGACCGACGACGCCACCAATCGGTGGCTCACGGCGCGCGCCACGGTCAAGACCGCGCTCAAAATCACCGATACCGATTCCGACGCGCTCATCGACGCGCTCATCCCGCGCGCCAGCCGGCTCATCGAGGCGCATTGCCGCCTCGCCCGCGACGCCGCCGGCGCCAAGCCGACCTTCGCCCGCGAGACACTCCGCGCCACGTGGCACCCGGAATCCAACGGCGCACGCGGCAGCGAGCTTTATCTGCCGTGGCGGCTGCCGGTCTTTTCCATCGACTCGGTAGTGGAAGCCGAGTCCACCCTCACGGTAAGCACCGATTACCTCTTGATGGGCTCGACGCCGGCCCGGCTTCGCCGCGTCTCGAGCGACGCGCCGATTGAGTGGAGCACCGGCAAAATCGTGGTGGTCTTCAAGGCCGGCTTTTCGGTCGCCACTTCGCTGGCCACCAACATCGACGCGGCAATTGAGGCGGCGGCCATCGAACAAATCAAGGCCATGCT